TGACGGGGCGGACGTTTCGGGGACAATTAATATCCCTAATACCGAAAGTTATGTGGTACAGGAAGATGTGATGGATACGATTGCATTGACTTCCGGAGCGCACATAATGCGGATCACAACTGATGCAGGATATTTCAACCTATTCAAGATCACGATCATCCCTGAAAATACTTTTGTTGCTCCTGAAACACCAACGAATTTTAAGATAGGTGGATGATGAAAAAACTATTGTTTATTTTGGCGTCTGTCTTTTTGTCGGTTGCCGCTTTTGCTCAGGCTCCGGTAGTTTTGGAATGGGACGCTTCGGAAGGCGCAACGTCTTACCGGATTTATTATAACTCCGAAACTATGACCGATGGGTTATATCCATTTTACTCCACGACAGACGCAGGAACGACCATCTATGTGGACGAAACGCAGCCGTTATTTGTTAGATGTTCTGCACTGAATGACGCCGGGGAATCAGATCCAACGGCTGAAATAGAGGTTAAGTTTATCAGCACTGCTGTTGCGGGGGTGGCCACGTTAAATAAATTAGCAGTACAGGCGGTGGAGTCTGGGACCGACCAGACCATTACCGTAACGCCCGGAACAAATCGGCAGGTGACCGCTTTTAAAATTGGCGATACCTGGACTGAGTGGCCTGGAACGAACTCTATCCCCCTCGGGGAAGTCACAACTGATATTGCAGTGCAAATAGCTGTGCAGCATATCCAAACCTTAACCGGCATCGGAGAATAGGCCAGTGACACCAGATCAAATATCGTTGCTTCTTAACCTACTTGAACGCATCGCAGCTCGACCATTTACGATCACACAGGCGACTGATTGGCAGATGCTTTATGTCCTGCTCGGCTTTGTGTGCGGCATCCTTGTCTTGGCCGTGGGCCTGTTCTGGCGGGATGTGAGCGCAAAATTCAAGGAAATGAAAAAGGACATGAAGGACGCCTTGCTTGAATTTAAGCAGGACGATCTTCAAGCTCATAAGGCATTAAAAATAGATTATACCAATGACATTAACAATCTCAAAGCGGATCACGTAAAGGATATAGACACGCTCAGAACAGACTATAAAAATATGATTGATAACCTTTGGTCTGCAATGAAAGATTGTCAATCCGATTGCTGTCCGCCGAGACGTAGAAAGGATGACGCATGACCGAGATATCCGATGAACAGCGACAGCGGTACTAAAACGCCTGGAAACGAACCTTTGAACCAATCCGATATGACCCTATCCCCGGATCAATCACCTGCAGGGCAGCAGTCCGGCAGGCGCATGGGGATGATTCTGGGGAAATTCGGATCAGTAAAAATCAGACTGGAACATTATAGACATATTGATTTAGATAGACTTAAAAAGGGAGGGTACCGATGAAGGCAAGCCAAAACTTAATGAACCTACTGGAAAACTGGGAAGCAAAGAAGTCGAAAATGTATCCCGATTCTAAAAAACTTCCCACCATCGGCATTGGTCATTTACTTACAAGGTCAGAGCTTTCTTCAGGGAAAATTATCACATCTTCCGGAGAAAAAATCAGATGGTCAAATGGCTTGACGGATGATCAGATTTATGATGTTTTATCGGAAGACTTGGCGCCGGTAACGGATGCGGTTTCTTCGCTGGTAAAAGTTGGGCTTAAACAAAATCAATTTGATGCGCTCGTTTCTTTTGTGTTCAATATCGGAATCACGGCTTTCAAAAACAGCACGCTCTTAAAAATGTTAAACACTACCCCTGGATTTGACTATTCTTTTGTTCCTGTCCAGATGCGTAGGTGGGTGCATGATGGGCCAAAGGTCGTTCAAGGTCTTATCAACCGCCGTGAAAAAGAAATTGCACTATGGAACTCAGAATGAGGTGATCTTATGCAATGCTGTAAAATCGGATGCAATCAACCAGTAATTCAGAGACAGAAAGTTATATTTCAAAATTTGGCAGGATTAAAGATCAAAACTGAAATAGGTAGATGCTCCGAGCATGCAATACCTAATGCAACTTTACACGAATTTGATGAAAGTGAGATTGCAAATGAAGTTCATCATCTGGCTGAAAAATCTAATTCTTGATTTCTTAATCTTACGGAGGTTAAATTGAAAACTAACATTAAATATGCAATGATCATTATGGGCGTAACATTTCTTTATCTGTTTGCTGTAACGTTTATCCCTATTACGCAAACGGGTAACGAGCATGCTAAAACTATTGTTGGTTTTCTACTTGGCATAGCATTTTCAACTCTTGTTAATTATTACTGGGGTAATAGCAAGAAAGATAACCCGAATCCTGAGTTCCCTGAAATGGATGCGGCAATTCAGGCTGGAACAGATAAACTGCAAGAGACTTTTGTGCAAGCCGTAAAAAAGGATGACTCTAATGACTCTTGAGGAATTTATTGTTGCTTTCCCTGCATTTGCAACCACTGATGAAACTACCATTCAATGGTGGTTGGATTTTAACACAAGACTGTTGGATTCTGGTGCTTGGGATACTTATTACTCCGATGCTATAGGGTTCACAACAGCACACGAATTATCTTTAGCTCTACAAGCTGCCAGCAGTCCATTAGGCGCTTTTAAGGGAGCGGTTGGGGTAGTTAGTAGTGTCTCTGCTGCGGGCGTCTCTACGAGCTTCTCAGGACTCGACACAACCAGTCGTTCTGATTTCTGGTATAGCAAGACTATTTATGGGCAGCAGTATTTGCGGCTTCGTGATATTACAATGGCTCCCGGGGTGATGGCATGCTAAAAATAGCCATGACAACCCCCGGTATGGCCATTCCGCATGGTGGCATTCGCGTAATTATCGAATGGGCAAATCGTCTATCCGTAAATCATAAAGTTACTTTATATTGCAAAAAGGGGAAGCAAATACCATCCTGGATTGATATTGATCGGTCTATCCAACTCACAGATAATCATCATGATCTGAAAAAATGTGACTTGCTGATCATCACGTCTCCTCATGATATTTGTTTGTCATGGACTTCCGGGATGCCAAAACGGAAAGTTGTATTCTTGCAGATGTTGGAGCACCTATTCAGACCGGGGGATATTAACTGGGCTGGGAAATGCAATAGATGTTATGGCGATGATCATCCGTTAATCCTTATTAGCCAATGGAATAAAGACTATGTGGAGAGAACTTTTCATAACGATAATCGTACCGTCCACTATATTGGTAACGGTGTCAATTTCAGTCATTTCCCTCTGGACAGGAAGTGTAAAAAAGACGGAAAAACCATACTCATAGAGGGATGGGAAGCTACAAATCCAACAAAGGATATCGATAGAATAGCCCCTTCTGTTGCACAGAAATTGAGGAAGGCTGGATATAGGATTCTAGCTTATTCTCAAATACCCGTTTCTACGCTCTCAGCAGTCCCTCATGAGTACTATTTAAGACCGTCAAGGGAAAGGCTCAATGATTTATATGCGCGCGCCACGGTGCTGCTGAAGGCGTCTAAATATGATGCCCGTGCTTGCGCCCCGATGGAAGTAATGACAAAAGGTTGTATTACTTCACGGGCAATAGATTTAGGTGATGATGATTTGATTCATGGTGAGAATTGTTTACGCACCACATACACAAATACTGATGAATTTTACAATAACACGATGGAAATTTTAACCAATAAAGGATTGCAAACACGGCTAAGAAATAATTGCTATGAATATGTGGAAAAGTATTCATGGGATTATTGGATGCCGAAAATTGAAGGGATACTTGCAAATGTCTGATAAGTGCAATGTCGTATCTGTAATCTATAAAGAATTGGAATGGGCAGATACAGAACGATGCCTTGATTCCTGTTGCTATCCGGTACATTTTGTTGATCGTAGAGGGGTGGGATCACTTGCCAAAGCCCTGAATGGTGGATTTAAAGCATGGGCTAATGGTGCTGAATATGTTTGGTTTGTTACCAATGTTCTGTTTAGCCCGGAATGTCTACAGAAATTAATCGAGCAAATGGATAATAATCCTTTGATGGCTGCTATTACACCGGCATTTGCAAGCGATCATGTGTTCTGCAGGCCGATAGACGGTTGCGTAGAAACAAAGAGCGTTAATTTCATAGAGTTCACAGCTCCAATAGTTCGCGCTTCTGTATTTCGGGAACATCTTTTAGATGAGGATATGCCCTATTGGGGACACGATCTTGACTGGGGTTATCGAGTCAGGAAACACGGCTGGCAGTTAGGGGTGTATCACGGAGAGCAATTAGGACATATCTATATCAGGAATACCCAGAACAATCAAAGGGTGACCGCCAGACGATATGAACTAAGAAGAAAAACAAATGGGGAAACCCGGAAAGCCCTTATCCGTAAATACGGGCATAACTGGAAACAAGTATTGGGATACAGGGATTAATATGCCAGGTATAGTTTTACATCAATTCAAAGCAGTATATTGGCCTATCCCTAAGAATGCTTGTTCTACAATCAAACAGCAGTATGTTGAGCTATTGGGATTTGATCAAACTACTTTTCTCAAAGTACATGATGCGCCTTTTGAATATACGCAGAATTCTATTAATGGATATGAGAATTTTGCTTTTGTTCGTAATCCATACGCAAGATTATACGCGCTATGGTTTGATAAGGTAAAGGATGAAACAGAATTTGACTGTAATGTGTTCGGTGGTTTAGATGATGTGGTCTGGCTTGGAATGCCATTTTTTGAATTTGCATCAACTATTTTATTGCAGAAGACAAGATTTGATCCACATTGGATGCCACAACATACACAGATGCCGAATGAATGTAGGATTTTTAAATTGGAGTTGTGCTGTTTACCGTTTTTATTTCCTAAGAAAAATCAGCACTCCATTTCTGATTGGCATTTGGCGTATGATGAGAGTCTGTATCAATTAGTTGGAAACTACTATCAAAAAGATTTTGATATGTTTGGATATGACCGGAGATAAAATGACATTAACCGAAATGAATGCAATCTATGAGGAACTCCTATTCTGGAAAGGTTTTGTTAAAACAAGACGGTTTCTGGATGGTTGGGTGGGGTTAGGGAAAACACCGGAGCTATTGCAGTTTGTTGCCGATTTCATTCTTGAACATCAACATCATAGAGTTCTGGATGTAGGTTCTGGTGCAGTATCTATTCTTAACGGACTATTGAGACAATCAGATTTAACCCCGGTTGATCCGTTAGGGAAATTGTATCAGTTGTTTTTTGACTATGATCTTTATCAGATTCAACCGCCGCTTGCTATTCCAGCGGAAGAGATAACATTTGAAAATAAATTCGATATTGTGCATATGAGCAATGTAATAGACCATGTGCAGAATCCCTATGTGGTTTATCAAAATCTATTCCATGCGGTTGCTCCTGGTGGTTATTTAATCATTCAAGGTTTTGAATATGAGGGCAAGTATGAAGACTATAAAGGATTTCATCAGTGGGATTTTCATGCCGATGAAAATAACCTATATGTCAACGATGCCGTAGTCGCAAGCAATCCATATTCGGTAAAGAGAATTAAAACCGAACAAAATCGAGATTGGTATGTGTGGATATGTCAAAAATAGCTGTAGGTACTGAGATTTACAAGTCAGATAAGTTTGCTGACCTATGGTTAAAGGCCGCTTGCGCTAATATCCCGCAAGATATCTCTGTAATTGTTTTTGACAATAATTTTTATGGTGTAGCGGAATCAAAAAGAGTTCAGGATCAATGTAATAGTATGATAGGGTTTGAATATTTCAGGTTACTCCCTAATTGTCATCAGAATCATTCCGTGGAGTTTATTAGACAATATGCATTGAACATCGGAGCTGACATCTACATTCATTTAGATATAGATTGCCCACCATTGAAAGGTGTAATTGAAAAACTATTACAGCACATCTATGATGGTGCCGATTGTGTCACGGAAAAAGCTGGTGCTCATGCATTTGCGGTTAAAACAAAGTTGTCTCTTGACATGTCCTGTCAGAGGCTTCCTTTTCCGGGATGGTGAGTATAGAACGCGTTTTTCTGATTTTACTTCAAAACCAGATGAAAGCGGCACTCGCTATTTTGATCATTGCCGGTGGATGTTTCATGAAATGGAAAGGCGAGAGCTTCGAGTTGATATTGTAGATTATGATTTTATTCATGCGACTATAGCCAGCGTTGATGACGTGGATTCACAACGTCTCATCGGTTTTGAAAATGAAAAAGGTTTAATCTCCTACGTAAAGCATGTCCATGAATGCTTTTGGGGTAATAAAGAAGTGAAAGAACTACTATGCCATATAAAGTAATTTTAATCGATTGTGATGGAGTCTTAACGGACGGTAAACTTACCATTGATCACCGTGGAGAAAAGCCATTTAAGCAGTTTCACACCAGGGACGTAAGGGCTATTCGGGAGCTGATCTATAACGGATATGAGGTTGTGATTGTTTCTGCGGATGATTGGTCTGGGATTCATCATTTTGCTAATAAAGTAGGTGCGGATGTTTGTATTTCAAGGGACAAAAAAGAACTCCCTTATAAGGATTATATCGCGGTAGGGGATGATGCATGGGATGTGCAGATGCTCAGAGGCGCAAAATTGGCATTCTGTCCTGCTAATGCGGATGAATCAGTAAAGATAATCCCTGGTATTGTTAAAATAGAAACTAATGGCGGTGAAGGCGTTATTGCTGGACTGGCAAGAAGGATACTGAACTAATGGATGTCATCTACCCATATGCAAATAAAAGTAAATCAGGGGATGACTGGGAGCTTCGATATTCTCTTCGTTCGCTTGAACAACAGACATGGGTGGATAACGTTTTCATCATTGGCTATCTTCCTAAATGGGTGAAGAATGCCATCTGGATTCACTGCCCGGACCCGTATGCCAGTTGCAAGGATGCCAATATCATTAACAAGATTCTGGTGGCCTGTGCGGATAGAGCTGTTTCAGAAAATTTTGTAGTCAACAGCGATGATCAGTATATCCTGAAGCCCATTGGTGAAGATGATTTGAAAGCAGTTATTGAAAACCCTGATAGATTAAAAGAATATCAGAGAATTGGAACAGCAAACGGTTGGCCCAAAAGATTGATAGACACGATCAATTGGTGCAAGGCAAATGGTTGTGATCCGTGGATTTTTAATAGCCATATCCCTTATGTTGTGAACAAGCATGACTATCCATTTTGCATGTGTAGAATTCCTTGGGGTCAAGGTAACGGCTATACCACCCACGCCTATTTGAACATGGCGCTTGATTATATCCCTGAAAAGGAACATGTAGGAAGAACAGTGCGAGTAAAATCACGAATAAATGAAAGTGACTTTAAAAACAAGATCAATGATGCAATGTTTTTGAATCATAATGACAGTGGATTGCTTCCGGTAGTAAAGGGTTTTCTTGAAAATAAATTTCCTGAAAAGTCACGATGGGAAAAATGACAGCAACTATTAAACACACGAATCCGAAAGCTCTACGCAGTATCTATGAGCGGATGAAAACCGCTGGATCACGGGTAGTGGCCGTTGGATATCCTGCCGGTTATGCTCAGGCTTATCCCGATGGCACTCCGGTTGCAGAAGTAGCAGCCCAAAACGTGTTTGGTGATCCTGGAATGAATATCCCTGCCCGTGATTTTATGTCACAGGCCAGGCCGGGGATGATGAAATGGCAAAAAACAATATCAGAAAAAGTAAATGAACAGCCTTTGGTTACTACACAGATAGAAGCGTTGCTTAATACATTAGGCGAAAAAGCTGTTGTTGCAATTAAAGACGCAATCATCAATGGAACCTATAAACCTTTATCCGAATATACCCTTGAAAAACGATTGGAAAGAGGGAACGCCAGTGATACCCCTCTCATTGATACTTCACATATGATCAGATCCACCACATATGTCGTCAGGGATAAGGATTAGGGAGCTGTCAGAAGCCCGTGGTAAGGTTTTTAAGCATGTGAGCTTATAAGGTTAAGGGTTATAAAAACGAAACGCAAGGCAAGCTCTACAAAGTTGTTAAAAGGAATCAACTAAATGTATCCAATTGGATGGGCAATAAAATTAGGAATTAGCTTTTATCATATTCCAGTGACAGTTGTTGATACTGAATACACTACGACTTCAGGAATAGACACCCGGTCTATTATAGAAACCCGGACTATTCAGATGGCTATTGACCCTACCAGAAGCAAAGAACTTGAGCGGATATTCGGTGGCTCTGTTGGTGACGGTGATATTGGAATTTATTGTGATACGGATACTCTATTTATTGACGATTTGTATGATACGGGAGGAACAAGGAAACAGTCTTTTGTTTTGTATCAAGGGAATCATTACCGGGTGGTACAGGATGCAGACTGGACGCTACAGGCGGATGTAAGAGTTTATTTGGCTAAGAGACACGTTGATCAGGATGGATTATTTGATACAACAGATGATAGCTCTACGGGAGAAAGCTCATGATAACCAGAACCTCCCTTGACGGTTTATATGATGCTTACGGTGCTCTTATTCTTTCCACTACCGGTCGCCAATGGTGGAGAAAGACCGGCATTCAGGCACGACCTAAACTTCCGTATGCCACTATTTTCTTTACTCAGATAGAAGGAAATCAGCAGCAAGTCGTAGAGAATATTGAAGCTGACTATGAAAGTGGCAAGCCATTTATGCAAGTTCCCTGGGGAATTTCACAGGTGCAAGCCCAGTTTGAATTTTACATGGACAGGGCAAGTAACACGGCGGTTCAAGCCGCTAATAGACTGAAACAATCCCTTTATCTGGAAGAAAGATTTTGGGACATTTGGCAAATATCTGCTCTATCCGGTGGAGTTCAGATATTTGATCTATCCCTTGCGTTCAGGGAGGACATAGAGCCACGAACAGAAGTCCGATTTATGCTGAATGTAAATCTGGTTGACCCCTTGCCGCTCCCGGATACGGAAATCTGGGATATTCATAGCAATGAAATTAACGTAATTCACAACAGAATTGATGA